AATTGTACGACTAAATGATGGGTAAGGGAAAACATAGCTCACGAAGAAAATGCTCCTAATGGTGGGCCAACCTTTCAATAATAATCTTTATGATTATAACGAAATGGAAGGTAACTGATTATTTGCACTCAACTTGTGGCGAAAGCTGACCCCACCAACTCTTCAAGCAATGCTTGTTGGAGTTTTATCGGAAAACGATCTGTTGCTTTAGTTAGATCAAAACAATAGGTTTTAATACCTTTAGTTTCTTTAAGGATTCTATTAAATTGTTTAATTTGATCAAACGTTCCATCCGACCGAAATAATCTTAATGAGTTCATAAGAGCATCATGTAGAGGTTTAAGGAGGGATTGGATTCAAAAGTTGCAGATAGCGAAAAGTCGAGTTTTTCCGGCAGGTTCTGAAGCCAGTGAGATTTTACCGATGATCAGTTTGTTACAAGTAACAGGATCTGAATCACCCAGAAATGACACCATGCTAATTGCGTGATCAAATTGTCTTTGAACTTCGTAAGAGGCTATATTTCTATAGTACTCCATGTAAATCTTCATCCAATTATGATCTGAAACAATTGCTAATGCACATAGATGGGAGGTAATTATCGAAGGGCCCATCGGTCCGCCTTTGAAACGAAAACTTAATTCGTGACATACCAGATTGGATAACGTTAACTTATTTCGGAATTCCTTTCCGAATCTTTTTAACCACCTACTTAGAAAGGTAGAAAATTCTTTAACAGTGGGTTCTAATGGCATGCCATTATAATCATCAGTAATTGAAGATTCATCAAACTTTGGAGGTAACTTAATTGATTCATAGTATCGGAAAACCGTCATTAAAACTCGAATTCAAGGTGAATCCCCGTGTAATAAATGAGTAATCTCATGAACTTCCAGTGGACACCCAAGTTTATCGGTTTTAATAAATGGATCTAAAAGTGACTGGTGGTTTTCAACCTTCAAAATGTAACCTTTTACTCAATTGTAAATTGATTTGTACCTTTTTAAGGTTCAAACTTTTCCACTTTTTTGTAATCGGGAATCGAATTGTTGGACGAATTTAGCCGCCCACATAATAATTGTAGCGTAATCTTGATTAATATTTTGATTGTCGTCTGAAGTTTTCACATGATAAGCTAATGCTTGAATGATGTTAATGAATTTCGCTGTCATCATTTACTTGGTTATTGCTCTCCCT